CAAAATGATAGATCCGTTTGAAAGCTCAGGATTTAATGCAGTTCTATCAATGATAGATTGAACACCGTAGTCTTTCCAATCTAAGCTGTCATCACTTGAATAATAAAGAAGTGCAGAAAGTAAAAAGAAAAGAATTAAATGGCAAATGAAATAGTGACTTCGCCATCTGCATTAAAAACAATATTGTTGACGAGTGCCTGAGAGACCTGTACAGACAGATCAAAGGTATCTTCTGTGTAGACAAGAGGAAGCTGTTCCATAGCCCATTCAATACGTTCAAGCCGTTTAAGCTCATCATTGACGGATGATGTGGCGTCAAGCTGTAAGAGCTTTGCCTGCAGAGGAGTGCGCTTAGCATCAAGCTCTGTGATCTTGTCATTAATATATTTACTCATTACAGCATTTCCGGATGCCAGAGAAGTGAGTAAATTGTCAATTTGATTATTTATAGTGGCAAGCTCCATCTGCAGGTTATTTCGCTCGATAGATACCTGTGGTGTCTTCGCTGCGAGCTTTGCCTGTTGAATGGCAGCTTTTGTTTTTGGGGAATCATAATGGTCACGGATAAATTTTACAATGATCGGATCAAATTTTTTCTTTGAAGCAGGTTTTGAGCTGCAGCTGTTCCAACCACAGTTCTTACGGGAACTGCAGATATAATAGCCAGCTGTTCTTGCAGAATGTGTAAACGAGACATGGCGGCCACAGACACCACAGATCATAAGACCAGTAAACCAGCTATTCTTACTAGTTCCGGTACGTCCGCCGATCTTCGGGCGGGCAAGAATTTTGTACTGAACCTGCAGCCATGTGTCACTGTCAATGATTGCTTCATGCAGACTGATGTTGCAGTACATGTCAGAACCCTTCCGACAGCGTTTATGCTTAGACTGAGAAGAATCTTTCTTTCCATATAGATCAACTGATAATGTACCGTCAAAGTCTTCTGGTGGATTCGATATCACGGCTCCAGACTGTGTCAAATAGTTGTATACATCCATTGAATTTTGTGTGTATAGTGGCTTTGACAGAACATCCATTAAAACACGGCTGGTCCATTTATATCCTCGTTTTGTTGGAACTTGATTTTCAGTCAGAAGGCGAAGAATTTTCATCGCCGATCCGCCGGGTTCCAGATACCATTCATACATCTTTTGCACCCAAGGCGCCTCATTTGGATCAGGCTCAAGCACGGTATGAACCTTACCGGCGATCTGCTGACGCTTCAGCTGATATCCATACGGAGCAGGACCGCCGCCCCAGAATCCCAGTCCAGAGCGATAGTAGTAATTAGATTTCACACGCTCCTGAATATTTTCACGTTCCATTTGCGCAAAGACCATACATATATAGACCATCGCGCGGCCGATCGGAGAGGATGTATCAAAATTTTCGGTTACACTGATGAAATCACATTTATATTGTTCAAGCTCCTGCAAAAGCTGCGCAAAGTCGGAGACGCTGCGGCTGATTCGGTCAAGCTTATAGCAGACAATCTTGTTAACCTGGCCGGAACGCACGGCGCTCATCATCGCTTGAAAGCCTGGCCGATCAAGGGACTTTCCAGAAAATCCGTGATCCTGAGTGTAGATCTCATATTCCCAGCCTTGTGCTTTGCAGTAGTCTGCGCAGGCCTTCACCTGCGCATCAATAGACAGAGAATCTTTCTTTTCAATGCTCTGTCGGGTGTAGATAGCAATCATAGAGCCTCCTTTTCCATTAGACAGGAACACTGTCAACATGGCATGATAACCCTCCTGCATTGTAAAGACTAAGCTTCTTTTTGAGAAAGGTGAAATTGAGTTTTAAGAGCATCTTGCAGTACCTGAGAGAAATTGATATTTCGCTCAATAGCTGCAGCGTTTAGCCATGCAGGAAGTGTGACAGTGCGGTTTACAGAGCGATTAACCTGTGCCTGTCGGATTGATGGCATATAGACATCAATCAGTACAACACGTTCGTTTGTTTCCATTTTTACTTCTGATAGTGGGGTGGGTGCAGGAATTTCTTCACCGTCCTCTTCCATACCAAAAAGAACACATCCTAATAATTCTCTTGCAGACAGAAGAGCATCATCGTCATTGGTTCCACTGGTAGCACAGTTTAAATCAGGAAATACAACGGCGATTTCTTGACCAGGTTCATAGGTAAAAACAGCAGGATAAAAATAACGATCAATTTTTTTCATGGAACCTCCATCATGCAATTCTTTGGTAGTCAATAATAGACACTTCTTGAAGCATTTTTTTTGCAGCAGAGACGATTTCTTCAAGATGCTTTACGACATCAAGGGTATAGGTGACTTCGTTGCATTCCTTGCATTTATAGCATGGAACATTTCGAACAATGACAAGGCAATTCCCTAAATCAGTAACATCTGTCGTAAATCCCTTTTCAACATTAGAACCACAATTCATACATAACATATTAAAGCTCCTTTCTGGTTTTGAAATCTGCTTCCCAGACAGTGGGATCAGGATAATAAGCAGTAATTAGATAAATAAAATTATCATCATTACTGACAACAATATGCAATGGCTTCCCATTACAGGACTTGCCGAGAATTAGGCAACTCGGTAGTGGCTTATCATCTTCGTATTGTTTGATGATTTCACCATTACTTATACAATTTACAATATCGTCAGCAGTAATTTTGCGTTCTTTGAGGCGTTCATTAGCATGCTTTGTAATTGCAATTTGCTCAAAATGATTAAGCTGTTTCAAACGGAAAATATTTGGCACTGCAAAGCTCCTTTCGTAACATTCTTTTTCTTTCTTATAACACATGTAAAAATATTTGTCAATTATTTGGGCAAATATTTTGAGTGTGCTGTAAAATAAAATTGCCCCGGCACAAATGTGTCGGGGCGGTACCCTGTGGGCGCAGGGAGTATACGGATACGTTGTAGGACTTGTTCCAATTGTCAGGATCATCCCTGCACATGCGGGGAATATTATAAAGTGTTTTATGAGGTAACTTTGACACTTATTGGTTATGTGCTATAACATCAAGTGTAGATAATATTTTATGTGCTTCGGTAAAAGCTGATTGGTATTCCTTGCTATTGGTTTTAGTCGGTTTAGTAATAAGCGGAATCATAATACATGGGCAAGAAAAATCATTTAATGTAACTTTGATCATGATAGATTCAATACGTTTTTTCTGTATGCGTTTTCCAGTCAATCCACCAGCAATCATTCCGGCACTGCCAAAGGCAAAGCCACCAATAAGAGCTTGCCCTACACCACCGCTAGTAACGATGGCATCATCTTCTAAAAGCTCGTAGCTTACAAGGTCTTCAAAATCAAACCATTCTTTTGAACCAACTTTTTTCTTACCTAATCCTAGCGCTTTTTCAGCTGCAACAGACATGCCAAGAGTACTTATAGCAAAGAGACCTTTTGCCGCGCCGCCTATTAGACCTGTTTTCTTGCCATTAACTGCGATTGCTCCCTTAATTCTAAATTTTCTATTCGTTTCATCTATCTGAATAATGCTTTGCTTTTGAATAGATTTTGAAATGGGTTTAGCTAAACTTGAATTATTATCATTTTCAGTATTTGCAGATAAAATTTCTGAAACAGGGCATCCACAGTTGGGACAAGCAAATGCTTTATCAGAAAAATCTTTTCCACACTCAGGACATTTGATCATTGCCATAGAAACTTCCTCCCTAAAGTACGATTATAAGTATAAAATACTACATAAAGCAAAGTAATTCAAGCAAAATAAGTATTTTTATTGCATTTAGAAAAAAGTATTGACAAAACGTGTGTTTGCTATTATTATATAAACAAACACACGTTCACAAAAGAGAAAGGGGCGGTACATACGTATAAGGAATTGATCATTAAATTGCTGGATAAGATCGAGGACGAACAGTTCTTAAAAGAGATCTACACGCTTCTAGTTAAACACATTAAAAGGGCCGGGGGTTAACCCTGGCCCTTTATGTTATCTGCTAATTTTTTTGCAAATTCTCTTAATACCGCTTTGCTTTTCTCATCCAGATCGGAATAAGTTTTCACCACCTGCACAACCATATCACAAAACTCATCATCTTTTCCTTCAAGCAAATCTGATATATATCCTGCTCTATCGTCTTCTGGTGGCATGTATGGTTCTCCTTCACCGGTTCGTAACCAATTTTCATTAACAGAAAAATCTGCCTGAATTAGTTTTAGAGTTTGCTCAGATGGATTATTTTCCCCACTTTCGATTTTACATACTGCTGAACGTGAAATCGAAAGTTTTTTAGCGAAATCTGTTTGATTTAATCCGGCATCAGTTCTTATTTTTTTTATTCTGTCTTTCATTTGAATACCTCCTTGTAGAAAATAATAACATAAAATGCACATTACGTCAACAAAAAACTTGACAATGTACATTTAATGTGATATAGTATGCACATCAAGTCAACAAGGAGGCGATAAGATGAAAAAGGAAGATTCTGACTTGAAGGGGTTGATCCAGATTTTGAGAGAACTCGACAAGTCAAGTTTGGCACTGATCGACAGTGGAGCGCGGTTGCTGAAAGCCAGAATGGAGATGGATAGTAATAAGCCCCAGAAGACGGCGTAGGAGGAAAGAATGTTGGTATTAGTTTGTATCGGATGCTCAGTAGTAGTGTCAGTCATTACGACAAAACTATTAGCCATTCACTATTTTGGCATAGTGAATGGCTATGTAGATGAGATTTGCAATATGACGAAGGACTTTGTTCACAAGACAGAGTCTATGATATGCAGACATCAACAAAAAAACGACCAAGAGGAGTAAGAGAGCATATTCCTTTATTAATTTCTACAAATTCATTAGAACCAGGCTGTTCATATTCTTTTTTTAGATGCTGGTAATAACTCCATTTGGAGAAAATTTCATAATGCGAATCGTCAGTAAACCAGCTCATGAAGTCAACTGATAGCAGGCCAAAGCGTTCTAAGGATGAGATAGAGGATGCATAGACATAAGAGTGACTTGTGTTTAAATCAAAATATAGATAGTTGTCCAACATGGTGCTAGAATTGTGAATTTTGTCTCTTAAAACAAAATTAGCAATGGGCTGTTTAGGCTGTTTTTTAAATCCACTAATTATCTCTGCATCAAGTGGTGACATCTGTTTAATTATTTCAGGAAAAGATGGATGCACAAGGCCAGAAACACGTTTATCCATCGAACCAGAAATAAGATTAACAAACATAGACCTTAATTCTGGCTCTGAAATACAATATTTGGAATTTTCAAGAGCTTGGGCGGTTACTTGTAATGAAGGTTCCTGCTTTTCATCATCAGGAATAGCATTCATTTTTTCTGTGAGTTCCTTCTGATACTGCTTTAGTTCCAGATCGTATTTTATACGTCTTTTATCAGCAGCATGAGAAAAAGCGCCAAATACGAGATACCAGATGTCACTAAAAGTATGGCCAATACCTTTTGTTGGTTCATCTGTAAGATTTTTGATAGCTTTATCAACAGATTTAGGCAATTTGATAACGCTAATGTCTGTAGTTGTTTCTTCTGACATATATAAGTCCTTTCTTGATAATGTACTCGGCTGTTGCAGCAGCCTGCAAGGAAAGAATAGGACAAATAACAAGGAAAGTCAAGAAAGAAGGTAGCGTAGGAGGAGAATATGGAAGAAGTAATTAGATCATTAGAAATTGACTTTGATCGAGATGTTTTAAAGGTAAATGGTAAAGAAGTTACTGAGCAGACACTGGTGTATTTGCCAGGACCGAATGGATGGGAATTGAGTCGTCTGTTCAATCCCGATCCATCGGTCCGAGGAGTAAAGCCAGTTATTAAAGTTATTGTTAGTAGTAAGCCTTAATAAATCGTAAACCGTCTACTTTGGTGTAGTCAATCTCAGTGATTAGGTGCCCATTTACCAAAGTACCACAAAAATCTGAAATGTCTTTATCAGCTGAAGGTGGAATTGCAATCAGAAGATAATCACCGTGATCATCGTGGTGCTCAGTAAAATAGGTCTCGTAACCGTTAATGATGATAGGATTCATAATGTTAACTCCTTTCTTTACTCAGCTGTTGCAGCAGCTTGTAAAGAAAGGATAGGACAACAATATTGATATGTCAAGCAAATTGCCCCTATGGTGTACTGCCGGTTCGATTCCGGCAGAGGGGAATGGTCGGCCGACCTTGTAACTTAAGAATCTGTGTCTTAAAGGACAAGTAGTAAGACATAAGATGTAACAACTTGAAAGGGAGACAAAGTATATGTATGTAGAACGAAATCCCGAGCCAGATCAGTCTCAGATAAGACCGAGACTGAGTTTTATGGGCATCATGAATGGTGTCAAGATGTATGATTCAACACCAGAGTATTTTGGTGTTGAGTTGGAAAAGAGAGCTACAAAAGTAGCAGAGTTTTTTCTATGGTATGCAGACAGAGCTGAGGAACTTATCGCTGCCAATGCTTCTAAAGCAGGCTTAAGCAGCTGATATTAGATACTCAGGCTAAAGAAGAAAGGGAAAATATCATGTTTGAAATTGTAAAGGTAAATGGTGAATTTGTAATGGACGAAGTGGATCAGAGCCGTGCGCCACAGGTGCCAAGCTTTATGAGCGATCCAGAGCGTAACAAGATGCGTCTGCGTTGCCTGATGCAGGATGAAGAGCAGAGAGCGGCAGAGGAGGAACAGCCGATCGCGAACACTGTCAATATGATCGCTTGGTCGGTGGTCTGCGTGATGATCGGATGGATTATTGCGCTGATTTAACGAAAGGAGAATCACAATGGGAAAGAGCAAAACGACAAAGCCGACACGTGATCAGAAGGCAGTTATCGTGGCTGCCGGACTGATCTGGTCGGACTGGTTGGTATTGTCGGAATCCGATGAAGAGCTACATATCGTCAGTCGCGGCGATGGAATAAGCAGTACATTGAAAAAGCCGCTGCGGGTCGGGAAACCCAGTCAGCGGCACAAGTAAAAATACAATATAAGTATAACAGAAGCTGCCGGAAAAGGCAAGCAAAAACGGGAGGTTTTTCCTCCCGTTGAGACTTGATTAGGGCACTAACTTTAGGGAGAAGTATATGTACTATCAAAAGATATACCGTTGCAGGAAAACGGTATGGGTGGAGAAGTACCAAAGGAGGGTGTATGTCAAAGGGGAAAAGCGAGAGCAGAGAAAGACCCCGACTCCAGAGCAGAAGCAGAAGGAGAATGATCTTCAGGCAAAAAGACAGCTGGCCAGAAAGCTGGAGGCCAACTTTGGAGAGGATGATTACTTTATCACATTGACATATGCAGGGAATGCACCTAGCCAGGAAGAGGCAAAGAGACGGCTAGATAAGTTCATCCGAGGGATGAGAGAGGATTACCGCAAGCTTGGAAGTGAGCTGAAATACATAGTGGTGACAGAATGGCAGGGAAAGCGTATCCATCACCACATTGTTATGAACGGATTGCCAGAGACACCAAAGCTGCTCAAAAAGAACTGGCCACATGGACGACCGGACATGAAGCTGTTAGACGAGTCAGGAGACTATGAAGCACTTGCCGAGTATCTGATCAAGGAGACTGAGAAGACCTTCCGAGATCCAGATAGTACGAGAAAGCAGAGATACACCTGCAGCCGTAATTTGCTCAACCCTGAACCGGAAAGAAAGAAGATAAAGGCAAAGTCATTCAGACAGACACCAAAACCGCCAAAGGGCTACAAAATCGTGGAAGGAACGCTGGTATCAGGAGTATCCGAGGTGAGTGGATATCTGTATCAGTATTACAAGTTAATAACAACAGACAGTATGGAGGACACAGATGGAGACAAAGTTTTATCAGGAGACAACAAGAAAAAGAAGTCACCTGAAAGAAGGCGCAGAAAAGATGCAGGAACAGACACAGATCGGTGACAAAATGAAATTCGATCTTGATATCGGAGAGCCAGAAATGCTGGAGGTGACAGCGGTTGTACGTGAAAAATTTCCTCATGTGGTTTATATGGAATACAAAGGAAGGGGTGGCAAATGGAGACCACTGAGCATGAGCTGGATAAAGCTGAGAATGGAATGCCGTGGCTGGACAGCTGGGAAGAACTGAAAGAAATTGTGCGAAAAAGCACATGGGAACGGTTTGAATCAAAACTAAATGAGGAGCAGAGGGAGATAGTGCATCTGATCGGACGCTTCAATGCCTTTTATGGCATCGAGGAACCAAATACAAAGACACTGTATCACGGTGCATGGATCCTGCTTCAGGGAAGGAGAACACGATGTTCGATACATATGGAAAAATGACATCATTAGAGCAGCTGAACGAAAAGGCAGCATTGCTCAGACAGGAAGGAAATCTTGAGGGTCTGGTAACACTGGCCAAGGAAAATGGCTTGTGCATGGTAGACGCAGAATGGTACATGGAGGGAAGAAAGTCGCAGTTAGCATATCTTGATGATGCAGCGATGGGAAGACTCCGTGCAGAATTGGATGGAATTGATTCAAGAGATTCTATCATGATCTGCGGAATGATTGGCATGCTTCGCCAGGTAGTAAGAGATAACACAGAATTGCAGAAAGCAGTGCTGCGATCAGACAAGTCGTCTGTAGATTGTGTATGCAAGCTGATGGAGGCGCTTGTGCAGGCTCCTGATCGGATGCCGGCAGATCTGACACCATGGGGAAAGCTTGCAATTCCAGATTTATCACAAAAGTCAGTAAGAGAAATCGTTGAAGAGTATTACTTAGAGGAGGTACAAGAGAATGTTTGATAAGTTCGGAGCAATGACCTTTGACGAGCTGCTGAGTACAGCAGAACAGCTGAAGGATAAGGGAGACATTAAATCACTTACCCTTCTGGCAAAGGAGAATGGATTAAATGAGTTGGATGTAGACAGCTATCTGAATGCAATCGAGGGAAAGCTTGCAACTCCATTTATGGCGGCATTCGGAAAGATCAGTGTGGAATCAGAGGCTTTGACTGCAAAATCACCAGAGTCATCTGAAATTTTGGATGGCCTGAAGAATTTGGTTACTCAGGCACTTATCGAGAATAGCAAGTTGAGAATCCCCGTACATAATCCAGACAAGCATTTGATTGAGTGCTATGGACAGATTATCAAAGAAGCTGCTAGAGACAGTTATAGACTGCCAGATGTTCTTGTAGAAGCTGCTGAACTTCCGGCTCCAATTACCTATATCGGGGATCTGCCGGAAAAGAAGATATATAAAATCATCGCAAATTACTATGGTGGCGAAGCGAAGTAGGCAAGATAGTAAGAATAGCAAAAAATAACTGAACATTAGGGAAGGAGACACCATGTTTGATAAGTTTGGTCCATTGACCTATGAGGAGCTGAACAAGACAGCAGAGGGATTGAAAATGGAGGGGGACATTGAGTCCCTTATCCTCTTAGCAGAGGAGAATGGCTTGGAGAAGGAAGATGCAGAAGATTACGCAGACGGAGTAGTGGACACGTTTACAACTCCAGTGGAAGCAGCAATAGGAAAAATCAAGGTAGAGTCTGAGCATCTTAACCTTGCGCATTCCACGACACTTAGCGGAATGCGTGATCTGATTGTCTACACGGTCACGCAAAATGAGAAGCTGCAGAAAGCAGCACACGATCCTGAGAAGAGTCTGGCTGAGAACCTGGGAAAACTGGTAGCAGAGGCATCAAGAACACGCTATAAGCTTCCAGATGAGATCGCAGCTGCAGCAGGTATCCCAACAGTGTACATGGGAGATATCAGCAAAGAGCGTGCACGAGAAATTATCAAGGCATACTATGGAGGTGATAAGCTATGACGGTATATAAAGCATTTGGACCGGGTATGGTCTGCAAGGAGTATCATTATAAGCCAGGTCAGGTTAACGCAGAGGCAATTGCTAATTGTGCACGTAATGGGATCCATGCAGCAGAGGATCCGTTGGACTGCCTGTCTTATTATTCTTGGGACGGAAAAAATGAGTTTTGGAGATGCGAAGCCGTAGGCGATATTGATGAGGACAGCGTAGATAGCAAAATCTCCACAACTAAACTGATTCCAGCACAGCAGTTAACTTTGATGGAATATGCCATGGAGTGCGCATTGTACATGTATGACCATCCAACACGCGTTCAGGAAAGACACGGAAGCTTTACCGTGTGCAAGAACGTTGGAATGCAGTCGATGAACTGCATAGTTCTCATTGTAGTTGGGGATGATCCAAAGGCAAAAGTAACACAGCAAACGGGTATTGTTATACTGATAGATCTGAAAAATGGCAATTTGAGAGGAATCAAGGATGCAGCTCCCGGCTGGTATCACATCACAGAGGAAGGGGTAATACCATGGACAGAACAGCTAAAAAGCATCTGATGGCAATTCCGGTGCAGCCGTACAAGGAAGATGATGTTTTTGCTCGTGTATATACTGAGAAAGATATCCTTATGCTCCACCTCTGGAATGATGGAAAGTTCAAGGGAAAACATCTGGTGGACACGGCAGGGAGATATGTGGCAGAGGTAAATGGAGCCATGTGCATCAAAAAGCTGAGATATCAGATAAATGACAGCAGCTCTTCAATGTATGGATGGCCAGACATAAAGGTTTCAGAAGAAGATGAACAGACAGTACATATATTTTTTGGTGAGTACAACGACATTGGACTGCTGATCAATCATGCTGAAAGCCAATACAATAAAGATCAGTACGAAAAAAAGATAGATCGGAAGATGGAACGGATAAATCTTAAGATGGCATTATTCAAGGATCAGAAAGAGGAAATTAAAGAGTGGTATCTGCGAGAGATAACACCTTGGGAATATGCTTTTAAAACAGATGGACTGTATTACTGTACTGCCTGCAAAGAAACCCACACAGGAAACTATAAGCATCTGCAGAGGTTTAAGTGCTCTGGAAAGCAGGTAGTTGCAATGACTCGCATGAAGCAGAGGGAGAAAACGGACTATATTACGGCATTTTCAAAACAGTCAGACGGCAGTTTTGCAGAAAGGTTTTACAAGATTGATATCTTGTGGCGCAAAAATGAAAAGCAGGTCAATGTCGAGGAAACAATCAGATGGGTATGGTCTTCAAATCAGCCCGGAAAAGCCTACTATCGCCAGTGGGGCGGAATGTGGTGGGATACTAACCCGATAGTTCGCCGCTGGAATGCGTCATATATGTATTCTAAGCAGGCAGAGGAAATCCTTCGCGGATCTGCTTATGAGGCTGCTCAATTGTGGGATATCGGGAAAGCCAAGCTGCCGATCAACTGGATCATGAAGAGGCAGACACCAGTATATGCACAGCTGTGCCTGGCTGGGTTAACTAAACTGGCACAGCAGGATGCCACTAAGATGAGCTGCTACGGCTACGGAGGAAAAATCAATCTCGAAGGAAAAACACCAGAGGAAGTCCTTGGACTGGATAAGAACGCGATAGGCCGTCTCAAACAGCTCAACGGCGGTACAGTTATCCTTGAGTGGTTACAGTGGAAAATGATACATCCGGAAGCCGTGCTAAAGACAGAGACATTGAAAGATCTTGAACGAAAGCGTATCGCCCCAAACAAAATTGAAACTATGCTTGCTTTGATGTCTCCAAGAAAATGCCTGAATTTTGTGGAACGTCAAGAGAAACTAATGAACGACACGCCAAGCTCCATCATTGCATACTACGAAGACTATATCTCTGTAGCTCGAAAGATGGGCATGGACATCCGAGATGAAATCGTATATGCACCGAAAGATTTAAAACTGCGCCATGATCAGTTGGTTGATGAGTATAACCGCCACAAGTCAGAATTTGCAGCACGAGAAATGGATGAAAAGTGGCCGGGAACACAGGAAGTTCTCGACAGAATCAAGGATATCTACGACTATCAAGGCGATGGGTGGCAGATAATCACGCCACGCACGCTGATGGATATCGTAGATGATTCTCACCAACTGCATCATTGCGCCGGCGCATCGGACAGATATTACGAGCGCATCCAGACGGAAGAAACCTATATCCTGTTCCTGCGCCGCGATCCAAAGACCGCTTGGTACACACTCGAAGTCGAACCAGGCGGTACAGTCCGCCAGAAGCGCTCTGAGTATAACCGCCAGCCTGATATTGAGGTTGTGAATCAATACTTGAGGGAATGGCAGGCGGCGATTCGCAAGCGCCTAAAAGAGAGAGACAAGCAGCTGGCCGCACAGTCCGCACAGCAGAGGGCAGAGGAAATGGAAGCATTACGGAATGGAACAGAGAGAAACCACCAGTTACGGGCATTGTTAATGGCAGATTTAATGGAGGTGGGAGCATAAAAATATGACAGCATTAACAGAAATTAAAGGATTTCAGGCATTTCAGAATGCAATGGATCACGAAATAAGAGAAGCATCAGAAGGATTTGTGCGAATTGGCTATCTGTTGAAGGTGGCAAGAGATACGGAGATCCTTAACGAATCAGGATTCAAGAGTGTAACCGAATTTGCATCATCCAGATATGGATTAACACCTGATATTGTATCACGCTATATGGCGATCAATGATCGATTCTCAGAGGGTGGCTATTCAGACCACTTAAAAGAGCAATATCAGCCGTATGGAGTTACCAAACTTGCCGAGATGCTGACACTCTCCGATGAAGTCATTGAGGCGATTCCGGCAGAGGCAACCCGACAGGAAATCCGCGAAATCAAGGCAGAGATCACGGAGGAGATGAAAAGAACAGATCTCGAAGTAATTCTTGAAGAACCAAAAGTAGAATTGGCTACACTGGCACAGGAAACAATGTATCAGTATTTTGACAAGATGCCAGAGCGCTACTCTCAAGTCTTTACGGCAGTATATCAGCCAGATGCAGAAGAGGCATTGCTTGAAGCGCTAGCACCAACAGGATCTGGAATGGCAATGGTTCGTGTAGAAGGTAAGGGCAAGATGATGTTTTCTATCGATGAAAGGGAAATCACAATCACGAATGTTCGCACTCAGCTTCGCACGCAGTATACACCGGAAGAAATGGTTAGAGAAATCCGTGTGTTATGCCCAATCGACAAGACTCCGGAACAGGCATGGTTTTCTTTATATGGTCGCCCAATGGAACAGGGCGATCAGGAAATATCAAAACCAAAAACAGTGGAAATTTTGACGAAGGGCAAACCGCCAAAGGTTGCGCCACAGAAAGCAGAAAAGATGGACGAAAGACCATCAGAGCGAGAACGAAAGCCCGAAAAATCTGAACGTACAACCACAAAACCAGAGAAAAATACGGAAAAACGTGAACGATTTCCAGAAAAACCGGGGAAAATTCCAGAGAAATGTGAACGAATGCCAGAAAAGGCAGAAAATGCCACGCTAGAGAAACCAGAAATTGCGCCAGCGCAAGAGTGGTTGGAGCGAATGAAAGAGTGTTTTGAGAGAGCGCTTCAATCAGCAGAGGAAGGCCGCTGGGTAGCATGGGAAGGACACGTGTTGCAGGCAAAGAACGTAGCTAACGTGATGCGCAAGGCTCAGGAAGATAAAGAGATTCCAGGACAGATCAGCATGGACATGAACTAAGGAGGAAACATGGCAAAAACACGAATGATGACAAGAAAAGGCGAGTGTTACCTGTGTGGAGCAATTGGCCAGACCGAGGAACATCACTGCTTTGGCGGTCCCAACCGCAAGCTTTCAGAGAAGTACGGATTAAAAGTATATCTTTGCATCCCCTGCCATCGGACAGGCCCTAAAGCAGTCCATGATAGTATGAATGGCAATGAGAATCGAAAGATCCTGCATGAGGATGCACAGAAAGCCTTTGAAGCCCATTGGGGGACGCGAGGATACTTCATGGAGATCTTCGGACGCAACTACTTGGATGAGGGAGAAAGATGATACCAGTGCAGATTAGCACTCACTTGGAGGGAAAGGTCTATACGGCCACCCTCCGTTGCGTGCTTAAAGGAGAAGAACATGTTGTACAGACAAAAGGGAGCGGTGAACCAAAAGATTCGCGCCAACGCTTGGAACTGCTAGCCGTTTTGGCAGGTCTAAGCCGCATGGTGAAGGCGTCTGAGATCACGATCAAAGGAAGCGGCTACATAAAAACAGGCTTTCAGTATTTGAATACCTGGCAAAAGGCAGACTGGAAAAAGTCAAACGGAAATCCAGTAGCCAATGCCGATCTATGGCAGAAGGTGGCAGAGGCTGCCAAAATCCATAAAATCACAATATTTTTAATCTGAGGAGGAGAGACATGGTAAGGAGAGATTGCTTCGGCTTTGACGCTCGTTGCGGAGCGAGAAAGACAGATCGCTGCACAGCGCTGACAAAGTTGTATTGTGCAACAGAGGAATGCAAGTTTTATAAGACAAAGGAAGAATATGAGCGTCAGGAAAGACGAGGAGAAACGAGAAAAAATGAAGATTGAAAAGGCAAAGCAAATCTTAGAAAGATGTGCAAATGAGAGTGCCAGATTACTCATAAAGAATGCCAACAATGGAGATAGACAAATGGCTGCAGCTGGTTTTAGATTAGCGACTGCACTTAGCATGGCAAGTCTGGCAATGGAAAGGCAGATTCCAAAGGCACCGGTTCACAGAACCCCAACCAGTTACTGGGATGATGAAGTGTACGAATGCCCGATATGCCAAAATCTGGTAGGAATGGACGATTTAAGAATTAATTACTGCGATACATGCGGACAGGCTATTGAATGAAAATTTTCGGAGGAAGAAGATGAATAGACGACAGAGAAAGAAAAATTATCAGAAGAAGCACGGTTATAACCCAGGTGAGGAAGACCGTGTTCAGCAGATGATTAGAGATATGGTCGAATACGCAGATCGACGTCCTGCAGAGGTGAAGAAAGAATGTGCGAGAGTTGCCTATTCTAGTTTTCTGGAGAATATTAAGCAGAGAAATCAAAGCAAAAGAAAGTGGTGGAGAAAAACAAAATGATTTTATTGTTAATGTTAGTGATAGGGGCTGAGTTGGCATCTATTGCAATTTACGCAGTTATGTATACACAGAATGCATTTAAAGAAGTTCTTCCAGAGTGGGAAAAGTATGGGGATGATCGCTCAATATCGCTGTTTATTATGGCAATCTTTTGTGGATGGTTGTTTGCACCATATTTTGCATGGATGTTGCACAAATGGATCAAGAAAGGAAATGATGTTGAGAAGAAGCAGTAGCTATTTGTGAGAGGAGGTGATACCGATGGAAACAGAAGGCATGACACGGGAGCGCCTGGAAGCGTACCGGAGCAATCGGGACGAGATCAAGGAACTAAAGTATAAGCTTGAGCATCTGGGGGAAGGTGACAGTCTGATCGGAAACGATGTGATCTTTGATTACCGTAAAGGGTATCCGAGGGCACAAGCAATCGTGGGTCATGATTATGAGCTTGGAGTAAAACGTCGTAAGCGGTATGAGACCCAGATTGAGAAACTTGAAGCTGAACAGGATAGCATTGAGGAATGGATCTTCGGGATTAAGGATAGCAGAACACGGAGAATTTTTCAGATGTATTTCTTAGAGGGGCTGACTCAGGAGAAGGTTGCACGAAAGATGAACATTGAAAGAAGTGGCGTCAGCAAAAAAATTGATGCTTTTTTGAAAGTTTCACACAAATCACAAAAATCACATTTATAATAACAATAGAGATCATAGGATCTTGAACACATCGGGTAGTGTTCTTCCCTAAGGTAGGCCGTCAGCAATCGCTGGCGGCTTTTGCTATGCCAAGAAAGAGAGGTGAGTCTGATGGCAAAAGGAAAATATGAATATTGGCTGACACCAGAAGGCTTGCTGAAACTGGAAGGATGGGCGAGGGACGGCTTAACAAATGAGCAAATCGCTCAAAACATTGGTGTAAGTAGAAAAACATTACAGGAGTGGTGTGTAAAGTATGGTGACATAGGTGACACCCTAAAAAGGGGCAAAGAAGTTGTAGATCGCCAAGTAGAAAATGCACTTTTGAAACGTGCTATTGGGTATGAGTACGAAGAGGTGTCTGAAAAGTATGAGTCGGGAATGATGACTGAAAAGAAGATAACTAAAAAGCAAGTGGTACCAGACGTAACCGCACAGATCTTCTGGCTAAAGAATCGCCGCCCTGATAAGTGGAAAGACAAGCAGGATGTCGAAGTATCAGGATTAGCAGAGGAGAAGACAAAGCTAGATGATCTGATAAAGCAAATGAGTGGTGATGGTTAGTGAGTTCGGAAAGGCTAGTACTATCAGATAAGTATAAAGCATTCCTGCACTGTAAAGCTCCAGTGGAGTTCCTCGAGGGCACTACGGCAGCAGGAAAAACGACGGTTGGCCTGTTTAAGTTTATGCTTCGAGTTGCAGAGTCTCCTAAAAAGCTGCATATTATCGCGGCAAAGGATACCGGATCGGCAGAGAAAAATATCATCAACAAGGATCTTGGAATCATAGATGATTTTGGGATACTTGCAGAGTATAACGGAAACGGAACAAAAGATGATAAGATTCCGCACATTCTCTTTCACACAAGCAGAGGCGATAAAGTGATCTATGTAATGGGCTATGGAGATAAAAAGAAATGGCAAAAAGCTCTTGGCGGTCAGTACGGATGCTTATACATAGATGAGATTAACACAGCCGACATTGACTTTGTGCGAGAGGCTGCCATGCGATGCGATTACTTTATGGCAACACTTAATCCCGATGATCCATCTCTGATTGTGTATAAGGAGTACATTAATTGTAGCCGCCCTCTGCCGGAGTGGGCAGAAGACACTCCAGCAGAGATCCGGAGCGAATTGAGAGAGGAGCCAAAGCCCGGATGGGTACACTGGTTCTTCTCTTTTTTCGATAATGCAGGGCTGCCGGAAGAGAAGCGCGAGAAGATCATCCGCAACACTCCGAAGGGGACGAAGATCTACAAAAACAAGATTCTCGGCCTGCGAGGAAAAGCTACTGGAATGGTTTTCTCAAACTTCGACCGCACACAGCACGTCAAATCTCGTGAGTGGGCAAAACAATTTCTTTCAGCATCTGGCAAGAAAGAATTTTTTATGTATTTCTCGTCCGGCATCGATACTTCGTACTCGCAAAGCTCGCCAGATACAATCGCCTTCTCTTTTTTGGGCATCACCAACAGAGGAAAATGCATTGTGCTGGATGAGAAAGTCTACAACAATGCCGATCTGGATAAGCCTCTGGCCCCATCTGATACGGTAAAGAATCTGATAGACTTCCTGGAGCGAAACCGCAGAGAGTGGGGACTATCCAGAAACGCATTCCTGGATAGTGCCGATCAGGCTACCATGCAGGAATGGGAGAAATACAGAAGAATGCACGGCTGCATCTACGTTCTCAACAATGCGTGGAAGTCGATGGAAATCATCGACAGAATCAATGCGCAACTTGGCTGGATGGCCTATGACGCTGATGAAACGATTGAGCCGTGCTTCTATGTGCTGGAACACTGCGAGAACTACATACACGAGCTTGAGGTTTACAGCTGGCGCGAGGACAAGGATAACGTGCCAGAGGATGGCAACGATCATATGGTTAACTCGGTACAGTACGGATGGATACCGTACCAGGACAAGATTTTCAAGAAATGAGGTGAAAAGAGATGAATTGGTTTCAGAATTTTATAGTTCGATTATTCAAAATCGAGCCAGCAAGAGAAAAGCAGATCACACTCTTCGAACCGTACACATTTCGAGAAAGTGTGATCCGCAACAAACTCTGGTATCAGGGCGACAGTGCAATGCTTGAGCAGTTTTTTAAGCGAACTGCAAAGCGAGGACTCGAAAAGGCGAGGTTCTGGGCAGCCCAGGCACAAGGCAGCGTCCGCAAGATGCATAGTGGTATCGTCGGGATCGTGGTAGATCGATACAAAGATATCGTGCTGGCAGATCTGGATGGGGTTGACTTTGGTGACAATGCAGCCTTAGAGGATCTGTGGGAAGAGATTTACAAGAGCAGCCGTCTTAATGATATGATCGGTGAGGCAATCACAGGGGCGCTATCCTCTGGCGATGGCGCGTTCAAGGTTACGGCTGACGAGTGCAGCCCGTATCCAATCGTAGAGTTTTACGATGCGGAAAATGTAGATTATGTATACGTTCACTCCATGCTCAAAGAGATCAAATTTTACACGAGTTATAAGAGCGGCAGTAAAGATCTGAGACTTGAAGAGACTTACGGCCACGGATACATAAAATACAAGCTCTACGATGAGGGCGGAAAAGAAGTGCCACTGACGCAGCTGCCAGAGACGGCTCATCTGGTAGACATCGGTATCGAGGGCGACGTTATGCTTGGAGTGCCACTTAAATTCTTCAATTCCACAAAATACAAAGGCAGAGGCAAGGCGCTTTTCGATGCTAAAACTGATGTACTGGACGGCTTAGACGAGATCATCAGCCAGTGGGTGGACGCGATCCGCATGGGACGTATCAAGAGATACATTCCAGATAATTTGATTCCGCGAGATCCAGAGTCGGGGAAGTTGCTTCCAGCTAACCCGTTCGACAATGATTTTATCGCAATAAATGCCGATATGTCAGAGCGAGCCAATCATCAGGTTGAGATTTCACAGCCGCAGATCTCCTATGACGCATACGTAAGTAGTTACGCGAGCTTTCTCGATATGGTGCTGCAAGGTATCATATCTCCGTCAACTCTCGGAATCGATCTTAAAAAGACTGAGAATGCAGAGAGCCAGAGAGAAAAAGAAAAAGTCACGCTGCATGTGCGTGGAAAGCTTGTGGATGCGCTCAATGAGGTACTTCCGGTGCTCTTCGAAACGATCCTGCAATGCAATGATTTGATCTGTGGCAGATCTCCGCAAAGCTACAAGGTAGCCGTGAAGTTTGGCGAGTATGCTTCCCCAGACTTTGGAACTACGGTAGATACCGTCGGCAAGGCGAAGCAGTACGGAGTCATGAGCGTTGAAACCTCGGTAGACCAGCTGTATGGAGATACTTGGACGGATGAGGAAAAGCAGGAAGAGGTTGCTAGGATCAAGGCCGAGCAGGGTATCATAGAGCTGGATGAGCCGGGAGTCAGCACAGAAGTTGACTCCTTTTTAATAGATTTGGAGGGAAGAGAAAATGCAAGTGTTGGTGGGAAAAAGAACGTACCAGATGAGTAAGAAGGAGTTCGAGGGGTTACTTAAAATAGCAAGCGAGCAGGTGCCGATAGGAGTCTACGCAATTGAAAAGAAAGATTATGCAGAGCTTAGATGCGATAAATGTGAGAGCATCACTCAACTGAAATCATTGATAAGAAAATTTCAGGCGCAAGGCTTTAAAGTTCACTCAAACGGAAGATAACACATGAAGATAAACGATGAGTACGACATTGGTGAAGCGTTCGCGGCAATTGAAAATGAAATCATCGCTTCCATGATGCGCAATATCAGCCGCCACAAGGCACAGGAAGAAAAAGAAGGCAGAGAATGGAGCATGTGGCAGGCTGAACAGCTCAAGGCTCTTGAGAAGTTCAAGAAGCAGAATCAGAAGAAGTATCCGAAGCAGTTCAATGCTATCAACCGAAAGATTGAGGAGCTGATCTGCATGGCAGAGGAGGAAGGCCAGATGGATCAGGAAGCAGAGATCTTCCAAGCGATCAAAGATGGCTTTCCGGCTGAGAAAATCGAAGAGGGTATGGCGGCTGAGTTCTTCCGGCTTAATGATCGCAAGCTTGAGGCACTAATCAAGGCTACGCATAGCGATATGCAGAAAGCTGAGACGGCAGTGCTGCGCATGGCAGAGGATCAATATCGAAAGATCATTTACAATGCGCAAGCATATGCCAATACAGGCGCAGGAACCTACGAGAAAGCCGTGGACATGGCAACGAAAGACTTTCTGGCCGCAGGGCTTAACTGCATCGAGTATAAAAACGGATCGCGCCACACGTTAGCAGACTATGCAGATATGGCGATTCGTACCGCTAGTAAGAGAGCTTACCTGCAAGGAGAGGGAGTCAAGCGGCAAGAGTGGGGAATCTCGACTGTGATCATCAATAAGCGCGGTGATAATCCGTGTCCAAAGTGTCTTCCGTTCGTGGGCAAGGTGATGATTGATGACGTTTGGTCCGGAGGCCCTAAAGATGGAATATCTCCTGTGACGGGTAAGAAGTATCCGCTGATCAGCAGCGCTATCGAGGCGGGGCTGTATCATCCTCGGTGCCGCGATTCACACACAACGTACTTTGAGGGCATCAGCACACCACCAAACGGAAAATTCTCGAAGAAAGAGTTGAACGATCTGGCAGAACAGAACCAGAAGGAAGCATATCAACAATTTTCTGAGCGGCAGACAGAGAAGTATGAAAGGCTGGCAAAGTATTCGCTGGATCAAGAAAACAAAGAAAGATACAGCGAAAAGGCAGAGGAATGGGACGATCAAGCATACAGACCTGTTACCAGAGGCGAGCCATCGACGATATTTATTAAGCCAGAACAGAAAATAGATATTAAGAGGGTTGAAACCTACTCAGGTGAAGTGTATGTTTCTGATCAAGCAGAAATAAAACCGCGTGCGTTACATACATTGAACCGAAGAACAGAGGATGCTTTGAAGGAATGGAAAATTCCATTAGAGAGAAAGCCTAAAATTGTTGTAGTTTCGCCAGATGAAATGCCTACGGCTTATGGAAAATATGATGCCATGCAAAATACCGTTTTCTACATTCCGCAGATTACAGACAGCAAAATTGTCGAAGCTCAAGGCGACATTGAGTTTCATGAGATGTGGCATATGAAACAGGCGGAGAACTTCAAAAAACGACATGGAGAGATTGCTAAAGAAAACTATGGAGAATACTTGCAAAGTGCTTGTGAAGACGCAAAGAAAGTAATTGACAAGGCTGGAATTACCAAGTACAATGTGGGTGAAATAAGCGATTATGCAGAAAAAATGTATCACTTAGGACGCTACGATGAAGTTGAAGCAGAGTATATGACTACTCATAGGAGAAAAAGGCATGGTAATTAGGGAATATCCAGAGGAAATAAAGGAATTGATGAAAGTATATGAACCGTATGCGAATCGTATACATGACGGGAAACTTGAAAATGCCCCGCAAAAGGCAATAGAGGCATTTGAAAAAGTAAAAAAGTGGTCATGGGAACAAGGCCAGTAAAAGCACAGTAGATACCACCAGTCGAGAGGCCGGTGGTATTTTTGCACTCATTTTTAAGAAAGGGAGTATAACACTAATGGTTATTACGGGAGTAGATCACTTTGCGAGCGTCTGCGAAACTAAGCTTGTTGAGTGGTATCACAAGCATAAGCCGTCAATAAATATTGCCAGACACAACGTAGTTATTGTCTGGAGCAGTAAGGTATTGCAGAATTATAAATGCCTTGTAGCTACAACGGTGCTTGATGATGGAGTGTATGTAGAGTATACATATAATGGTGACAAAGAGGAACTATATGAAGATGTTTATGAGAAGGTGACTAACACCTGTTACAAGGAGGAGTAAGCAAGTGAAAGCAATGTTATCACAGCCTATGGCGGGCAAGACCGAGGAAGAGATCAAGGCTACCAGAGAAAAGGCGATTGCAACATTAAAGGAGAAAGGCTACGAGATTGTAAATACACTTTTTACAGATGAATGGTACAGCAATGAAGCTATGAAGGAACGCGGTGTTGTACAAATTCCGCTTTGCTTCTTGGCCAAGTCTCTGGAAAATATGAGTTTGTGCCATGCAGCATACTTTTGTAAGGGTTGGAAAAATGCTCGTGGATGCCGTATTGAACATGATGCGGCAGTTGCATATGGGCTTGACGTGATTTACGAGGAGTAATTTGCGCCAGCACAAATCAGTGAGGAAAACCGTTAATAAGCACGCAGCAATGCGTGTTATTTTTATGCCCGGAATCGGCATTAAACTACCAGAAAGGAGAACACGATGACACAGGAGCAGTTTGAAGCACTGGGAATCGACAAAAACCTTGCAAAGAAAGCGGCAGAGGAGTCCACTAAGGAGCTGGATGGTTATGTAAAGAAAGAGTCTTATGATCAGCTTGATCAGGAAAAGAAACAGCTTGAGACATCTGTAGCCGATCACAAGAAGCAGCTTGAAGATCTGAAAAAGACAGCAGGCGACAATGCCGCCCTGACACAGCAGATCGCAGACTTCCAGACACAGATGCAGCAGAAGGAAACTGAGCACCAGAAAGAGATTAAGGACTTAAAGCTTACCAGTGCAATCAAGATGTCTATTGCAGCGTCTGCACAGGACGGTGATTTGGTTGCAGGCCTGATCAACAGAGATAAGCTTATCCTTGGTGATGATGGAAAAATCACAGGCTTGGATGAGCAGGTGAAGGCCTTGAAGGAAAGCAAGCCGTTTCTGTTTAAGCAGGAGGAAAAGCCAAATCCAAAGAGAGGATTCTTCCCGCTGGGTGGAAAGCAGCCAGACAGTGGCAAGGATGGCAACGAAGGCCACATGACCATGAAAGAAGCAATTGCCGCGAAGCTCAACTTGGGCGCAGAAGGAAAGGAGTAATTTATGCCAATTACACTTGATGAAGCAAAGAAAAATGTGCAGGATGACCTGCAAATGGGAGTTATTGACGAGTTTCAGAAATCCAACTGGATTCTGGATCATATCACTTTTGACGATGCCGTATCTCCAACAGGTGGCGGAGCGACACCAAGCTACAGTTATACAAGACTCAAGACACAGCCGACAGCGCAGTTCCGTGAGATCAATCACGAATACGAGCCATCTGAGGTAAGCAAGGAAAGAATCACAGTTGATATCAAAGTGTTTGGTGGTGCGTACCAGATCGACCGTGTTCTTGCCGGAATGGGCGGTATTGTATCCGAAGTAGAATTACAGCAGGCCCAGAAGATCAAGGCAGCACAGGCGCTTTTTAATGACACTTTCATTAACGGCGATAGTGCGGTCGCGACAAATGCGTTCGATGGACTTGATAAGGCATTAACTGGAAGCTCTACAGAATATAACGTGGAAAGTGTGATCGACTTGTCAACATCAGAACTGGTCACGAAGAACTATCAGTATTTTCTTGATATGTTTGATGAGTTTCTTGGTGGCTTGGATGGCACACCATCTTTCATCGCTGGAAATAACAAAATGATCGCAAAGCTGAGAGCGTGCGCGAGACGCGCAGCCATGTATTCTGTAACTAAGGATAACTGGGGCAATCAGGTTGAGAGCTATGCTGGAATCCCGTTTGTTGATATGAAGACAAAGCCGGGAACAAACGAGGAAGTTATCAAGATTGACGCAACCGGAAAGACTTCTCTGTATGTAGCGCGTCTGGGCATGGATGGCCTTCATGCTGTATCCTTTGCAGGTGTGGCACCAGTGCAGACATGGCTGCCAGATTTCTCAACTTCCGGCGCTGTGAAGACAGGTGAAGTTGAAATGAGTGCGGCTATCGCATTAAAGGCATCCAAGGCGGCAGGAGTATTCCGAGGCATCAAAGTTAAGTAAGGAGGGCCATATGAAAATTTACAGTCCAAATAAAGAATATACGGGTGTTTCTGCATCCGTTCCGTTTTGCAACGGTGTGGGAGAGACAAATGATCCGCACCTTATCCAGTGGTTTAAGGATCACGGATACAAGGTAGAGGAGTCGGAAGCAGCTCCAATAGAAGAGACTTTAGCGGCAGAAATTCCGACAGAGGAGACACCGGCAGAGGAAGCACCGGCAGAGACTAAGCCGGCAGACAAGAAAGGAAAAGCATGAGCTATGAACCATATGTAACACCAGAAGAATATGGAATCCTCGGAAAAGGAGATATACCACTTGAGGACCTGCAACATGCCCTGCGAAGAGCTTCCAGACACATTGATGCGTTGACATACAATCGCATCAATGATCTGGGCTTTAATCGTCTGACACGCTTCCAGCAAGAACTGATCAAGGAAGTGGTGTGCCAGCAGGCAGACTTTGAGGTTGAAAATGAGGAACAGATCAACTCGATCTTATCCTCATACAGTATCAATGGTGTGTCGGCAACTTTTGGAAGCAGTTGGAATGTATATACAGACAAGGGCGTTGCAATGCGACGTGATGTATATGCTACGCTGTGCCAGACTGGACTGTGCTGCCGTCTGGCAAACATTTGAGGAGGTTTCTTATGAAATATCCATGTTTGGTGCTGAAACAGCTGTGCAAGACGCCTATCCGCTTCCGGTTTGATCAGGAAGGCCTTAGCGAGTATGGAGAACCTTTGGCGACATTCACATATTCTGGCACCTGTAATTACCAGGATAAGGCGAAGACAGTTCTCACGGCAGAAAAGAAGCTTGTGGAAATTACCGGATCTGCATTGCTTCCGGGAGATATCTGCCCACAAATGCCAGTTATTTCGGGCGGAGAGGCAACCATCTTCGGCGTCAAACGGCAGGTGATTGAAGCCAGAAAGGCACGCAATCCAGATGGCACAGTCAACTATACGGAGGTGCTGCTAAAATGATCAAAGTTAATTCGCGCGTGAGACTGAACATGCCACAGATTAACCGATTAGAGCGCGCACAGATTACGGCATTGGAACGGACAGCAGAGGCATTGCACGCCGAAGTTACACAAGCGCAAGTCTTTCCGCGAGACACCGGACATTTGCAGGACGAAAGCACATTTATTGACTATTCACAGAGCAATCAAGGCAAAGTAACAATCGTTTCAAGCACACCTTATGCGCGTCGCTTGTATTTCCATCCAGAATATGATTTCCAGAAAACTGCAAATCCGCACGCAAAGGGCAGATGGTATGAGGATTGGCTGCCAGGTGGAAGAGATGCAGAGTTCTGCGCGAATGCTTTTAAGCAATTTTATAGGAGGTTGATAGGGTTATGACATTGGCGGATGTAAGGGATTACATAGCATCCCTCAATCTGGCAGATCACGTCTACATGGCAAAGCTGCCAGATAAGCAAGATCGCTCCATTGGCGTATATAATAGCAAGCACCAGTATCCGCATGAAGTAGCAATCGGTGGTCCTGCGTTGGAGTCTTACGGCACCAAATACATTACGCTGCTGGTACATTGGAACAAATCTCCGAGGGAAACCGAGAAGGCAGCAACAGCCCTGTTTGAAGCGATCCAAAGGACAAGGGAAGCAAAAATAAATGACGCAACAATAAAATTTATACAGCCGCTGTACGAGATCCAAGATGTTGGTACTGATGATACAGGTATCTATGAAATGGCAATCGAGGCGGCTGTAGTTTTTGACAAGAAAGGAATAACAACATGAAAGGTGTAGAAAGAGGATCAGAAAGATCAATGAATCTGCAACTGTTTGCAGAAAAGAATGGTGTATATCCGTGCTATGAAAACCAGTTCCAGATTAATGCATCTGAGTCAGAAGCAGAGAGTTTGGTAACAATCGCGGATTGCGAAAGCTTTTCTGCATCGTTTGACAATGGCGTTGAGGAATGGACGCCGTTTGATACAGAAGGTTGGGTGCGCCGCTTGATGACTGGCAAAGGGGTTACTATTTCAGTAACAGCAAAACGTAACGTAGGAGATAAAGGAAACGACTTTGTAGCAGGCAAGGCATGGAAGAATGGACGCAATGCAGAAGCAACTTTTCAGTGGACATTCCCAGATGGCAGTACTGTTAAATTTAAAAATGCAGTTATCAATGTAACCAACGCTGGATCTGGCGATTCGACTACTGTAGCACCACTTGAGTTTGAAGTAATGTCAAACGGCAAACCAGAGTTCACAAACGCATCTGTATAAAGAAAGGAACAATGATAAAATGAGAAAATCAATGGATATCACTGAAAAGTTAGAATTAGATGGCAATCCGTGCCTGATTATCAAGGGCGAAGAGTATGAAGTCAATGCAGATGCAGCAACTATGTTGAAAATTATGGGAGAAATTTCCAACGTTGAAAATCAGGGCGAAGAAGGTAAGGTAGAGCATGTGTTCAGATTGTACAATTTGATCTTTCCGGAAGAAACACAAAAAAAGTTTGAGGAGAACAGAATTGGTTTCCGTGATTTGAACACTATCATTGAATTTGCATTAGATCTGATTGCAGGAAAAGTAGATACAGTGGGGGAAAAACAGCCCCATGCTATGACTTGATCGACGACTATGATTTGATTGTAGCATCGTTTCAAACACAGTATGGGCTGCGCCTATCAAAAGAAATTCATGACATGCCGTGGACAGAATTTTGCCAGCTGCTAAGCGGAATTATGCCAGATACGCCACTCGGGAAAATTGTTTCTATCCGAACGGAAGATGATAAAGAAATTTTAAAGCACTTCACACCTGATCAGAAACGAATCCGAACAGAATGGATGAGCAAGCAAGCAAAGGCGAAGACATTAGATGAGACAATGGCATTTGTTGAGGAAATGAAGCAAGCATTCATTAGAATGTCCGGAGGAGGTGGCAAAAATTGAGAAGATAAAGTGCTCTCACTGTGGAAAGACATTACTTTTAGCAGAATACATGAAAGGCGAAATCAAGTGTCCGCGATGCGGAAAAATTAATCAAATTAATTACCGAGGGCAAGAGCCAATAGGCTGCACCAGAGAGTAGCAGCGCGTGCCTACCTTGATACGAAAAGGTGGGTGATAATATGGGCGCTACTAGCGTTGGTGAAATTGGCCTAGATCTTGTGATCAATTCATCTGGATTTCAGCGGCAAGTATCAAAAATGGAAGGGCTGGCAAAAAAGGCAGGTGCTACGCTTGCCAGTGCCTTTGCAGTAAAAAAGTTAGTTGATTTTAGTGCAAAATGTCTTGAGCTGGGATCTGATCTGGCAGAAGTTGAAAATGTTGTAGACGTAACTTTTTCAACGATGTCTGATCAGGTAGATAAGTTTGCAAAGTCAGCCGCGCAGAGCTTTGGACTGTCAGAAACCATGGCTAAACGGTACACAGGTACTTTTGGTGCTATGGCGAAGGCTTTTGGTTTCTCAGAGCGGCAGGCTTATGATATGTCAACGGCATTAACTGGCTTAGCTGGTGATGTGGCGTCTTTCTATAATCTAAATCAGGATGAAGCATATACAAAGCTTAAATCTGTGTTTACTGGTGAGACAGAAAGCTTAAAAGATCTTGGGGTCGTAATGACACAGACTGCCCTTGACAGCTACGCGATGGCGAATGGCTTTGGGAAGACAACTTCCGCCATGACAGAGCAAGAGAAGGTTGCTTTACGATACCAGTTTGTTATGGATCAGCTATCGCTGGCACAGGGAGACTTTGCCAGGACGAGTGATTCATGGGCTAATCAGTCAAGATTGATGGCATTACAGGCACAATCAATCATGGCAACGATTGGACAAGGCTTAATTAACTTGTTTACGCCTGTCTTGAAGATTATCAACGTTGTGCTTGGAAAGATTGCGCAGCTGGCAGAGGCTTTTAAGGGTTTCACGGAGCTGATCACTGGAAAGAAATCAGAGAGCGGCAGTGGTATCACGAGTGACTTAACAAGCGATCTGGCTGACGCTACAGCAGCTGCTGGCAGCACAGGAGATGGACTTGCAAATGCAGCTGATCAAGCTGGTAATCTTGCAGATAATGCAGGTGCTGTTGGCAATGCAGCAAAGAAAGCAGCCAAAGAGATGCGCTCTTTGATGGGCTTTGACGAAGTTAATAAGGTTGCAGATCAAACAGGCAACGATAGTGGTTCTGGTGGCAGTGGTTCGCCAGGAAGCGGCGGTTCTGGTGGCAGTGGGCTTGCAGGATTGGGTAGTGGAGCAACAAACTTCGGAAAACTGGCAGACACAGAAGATAATGCACTGAACAAAGTTAATAAGACGTTAGACAAAATCATCAAGAAAGTAAAGGAGCTTGCTAAACTATGCAAGAAAGGCTTCTTTGATGGTTTAGGTGATTTATCTGTGCTAGATAGCATAAAAGATGAATGCGAAAGCATACAGAAATCTTTTATTGAAATTTTTACAGATCAAAGAGTGATACAGTCAGCAGATCAGCTATCAAAGACGATTGCTTACAATCTGGGAAAGATAGCAGGAAGCGCTGCATCAACAGGGCTATCAATTGCAGACAATCTACTTGGTGGGATATCAAAATATCTCGAAAAGAATACAAGCCGAATTAGCCAGTATATAGCAGACATGTTTGATCTTGCTGCAATTCGGGTTACGCTTGCTGGAGATGTTGCAGATCTGATTGCACAAGTATCGTCGGTTTTGCGCTCTGATGCAGCAAAGCAGATCACGGCAGACTTAATTGAAATATTTGCAAATGGATTTATGGGAGTAAGCAAGCTCCTATACCAGTTCAAGACAGATCTTGCAACGCTGATTGTAAAACCACTTACGGATAATGCAGAAAATATCAAAAGCGCACTAAATGGGCTGCTAGAACCTATTCAGACAATCACTGGAACTATTGCGGCAGCGGTAACAAGTGCATTTGAAGAAGCAGATGCTATGTATCAGGCACACATTGCTCCTATGTTTGCAGCAATTACGCAGGGGTTGACAGAACTCGTTGCATCTGTGTGTATGGCAATTGATACTTATATCAAACCTGCACTAGATGGATTTGCAGCAGGATTTGCAGCAGTATGGGCATCGAACATTCAGCCGGCGATTAGCCAGGCAATCATACTTGTAGGACAGATCGCAGATTGCATTTCCGTTTTGTGGCAGGAGTGGCTGCAACCATTCATTCAGTGGTTTATTGATACATTCGGACCTGTAATTGGTGAGCTTTTAGCACTGGTAGGTGAATCTTTTAATAATTTTGTTGGATCGGCAGGAAGCCTGATAGAAACACTGCTGGGAGCACTATCAAGCTTTATTAACTTCCTAACGGACGTTTTCAAAGGAGACTGGGAGTCAGCATGGGAAGACATGAAGACTTTCTTTGTAACGCTTTGGGATGGCATTAGCACATACCTGTCGGAAACTTGGGACAATATTACTACAACAATTTCAGGCGCGTGGCAAATCATTGTAGATTTATTCACACCAGTTGCGAAATGGTTTTCAAACATTTTTGATAGTGCAAGCAAAGGCATTCAAAAGGCATGGTCTGGAGTCGTAAAATTTTTTGATGGAATTTGGTCAGGCATTCAAACAGCTTTTTCAGATACAAAAAAATGGCTTGGTGATACGTTTCAAAATGCGTGGGACGGAATTGTAAATATTTGGAATGGTGCGCAAAAATGGTTTAGCGATAATGTAACTCAACCAATCGACACATTATTCACGAATTTGTGGGAAGGAATCAAAACCTTCGCACAAAATACATGGAATGACATTGTAGGAATTTTCAAGGCTGGCGGGACTATCTTTGATGGATTTGTTACATCGGTAAAAGATGTTTTTGTAACGCTGGTTAACGGAATCATTCGAGGAATAAACAATGTTATCAAAATTCCATTTGACAATTTGAACTCAGTACTTGGAGGCATACGTGGAATAGATATTCTTGGCGCTAAACCGTTTGGCTGGGTGCCATCAATTAGTGTACCACAGATTCCACAGCTAGCTCAAGGTGGTTATGTCAAAGCCAACACACCACAGCTTGCCATGATCGGTGATAACCGTCATCAGGGCGAGGTTGTCGCCCCGGAAGATAAGTTGCTGGAGATGGCGCGAAAAGCAGCCTCAGGAGCAGGAAGCCCAGAGCAGTTACAGAAGATCATCAGTCTGCTGGAAACGCTTATATCACTGGTACAGGGTGGCGATGACATTGTTTTGGCAGTTGATGGTGAGGAACTGGCGAGGGCTATGGTAACAGGCTCTTTGCGACTCAAGCGCAGACATAGCACAGTTACAGTAACAGTCTAAGGAGGGAACATGACATTATTAACAGTTGGAGGGGTGGAGCTTCCATCCCCCGCATCAATTCAAGTTGATGATGAAATCATTTGGTCATCTGATTCGGGCCGTGATCTCTCTGGACTGTTTGCTGGAGATGTCGTAGCCCAGAAAAAGACCGTAACAGTCGGCTGGGGAGTTTTAACAGAAGCGGAAGTGAAAACGCTACAGCAGAAGCTTGTAGCAGGTTACTTTCCGCTGACATTCCGCGATGCAGGCGGAATGGTAACGATAGAGTCCTATCGCGGAACCTTAAGCAAGGTAGCACTTGGCGAGGTTGGCGATGGGATTTTTTACTATAAATCAGTGAGTTGCAAAATCGTGCAGAGGTAGGAGGTGAGACAAATGCGAAATACATCATCAAAATACAAGGAGCTTATCAAAGGAGTTCGTGAATTTTGCGCAAAGATTATTATCAACTACGCAGATGGCTCATCTCAGACATTAACTGAGCTACAGGACTTCAAGCAGTTAAAATTTGTTGATGAAAGCTCCAGTTCCAGTGAGTTTGAAATTGGTTCTGCGGTAATCGGTGAAGCGCTGATCACGCTCAACAACCGTACAGGCAAGTTTGATGGCAAGAATTTCTACGGCGCACATATCTCTGCATATGTTGGCATTCTGGTAGATGGCAAGCCGGAGCTTCTTGAGATGGGCCACTATATCGTTGACGAACCAGTTTCACCCGGCATCAGCATCGCGTTGACAGCGTATGACAACATGATCCTGCTGGAAAAAGCATACGTTCCTGGCATTACATATCCGGCAACGCTTGGCAATATCACAAAAGATATATGCGCGCAATGTGGTGTGATTCTGGAAAGTTCAGATTTTCCACGTAACTCTTACGTTGTGGAGTCTGCACCAGAGAATGCCACTTGCCGAGAAGTTTTGGCATCAGCAGCGCAGTTAGCAGGCTGCTTTGCGAAGGCGCGTGCAAATGGCAGAATTGCTATTGCATGGTATGCAGCTGCATCATCTCTTACAGTAGATACGCTCAGAAACAAGAGCATCTGCACGGATGATGTAACAATCACCGGAATTACCGTCTCGAAGGGGGAAAGCACGGCTCAGGCTGGTGCGGATGGATATCGGCTCTCAATCATTGACAATATCCTTTTGGAAGAGTCGAAGATACAGGAGACGGCAAATTACCTTGCAAGTAAGCTTGTGGGGCTATCCTTCCGCCCACTGTCGGTATCATGCCAATCAGATCCATCTATCGAGGCAGGCGACCGCATCACAATTAAAGATGGAGATGCAACATATGCAACAGTAGTAACATCAACTACTTTTACAGTTCTGGAAGCTCAGAAGGTGGCTTGCAATGCAGCGTCACCAACAGTGAATGCAGGCAAGAGACTTTCCGAAACATCAAAGGCAATTATTGCCAACCGCAAGTATACGGATGAGGCAATGGAACATGAGCGTACTGAGCGAGAAACAGCGCTGGATGATCTGAATAAGCAGTTAGCAGAAGCATCTGGTATGTATACCACGGCTCAGAAACAGGCAGATGGCAGTACGATTACTTATATGCATAATAAACCAGAACTGTCTGATTCGATGGTTGTTTGGAAGATTACAGCAGAAGCAATTGGTCTAAGTACTGATGGTGGAAAGACTTATTTGTATGGAGTAGATACGTCTGGAAAAGCAATCTTAGATAAGCTGTATGCAAACGGCATCGATGCAGATTGCGTAAAAATTGGAAAAGAGACCGTGTCGCAAATTATCAGTGACATGAAAAAGTCAGTTAAAAAACAAGGATCATCTTTGGAAACATTGGAAACACAGATAAAAGAAAAAGTCTGGCGAGAAGATATAAACGAAACAAATACAGCTGTAGCGCAGACGCGAACAGAGGTAGAGTCTTTGAAGACATCTACTGAGTCATTAACAACCGCCATGCGTGAGTATGTAAAATCAACGGATTTTGAAACCTATAAAAGTCAGATATCTTCTCAACTGGAACAGACGCCAGATGCGATTACTGCGAGGTTCAAAACTCTTGAGGAAGTTGTGGCAAGTCAGGGTGAGGACTCCAACAATAGGTGGAAAGAACTTGAAACATCCATTCAGTTGGGACCAGATGGCATCACTGTGGGAAAAAAAGATGATCCAATCTTGCTGGTGCTTGGCAATGGTGAGGTGTGTTTCAAGCAGTCAGGGCAAAAAGTTTCTTGGATGACAGACAATCAGCAATATGTCTCTAACATGGTTGTAACCACAGCAGCAACACTTGTAGGGTTGAAAATATCACGTAATGGTAGACACATCCAGATTGGGTAAAGGAGATAAAGAATGGCAGCTTTTTACAGCGGAACGAGTGCATATGTAAATATGGCGCTTAAAGTAACAGAAACAGCTACAGATACAAATTCAAATGCATCTACAGTCAACTGGGAATTAATCGGTTGGTTTACAGGTACGGCTGATCATTGGTACTCAAACGATTCACACGATATTAATATAGTGATCAATAACACAACTGTCTTTAGCCGCGGATCTGCAACAAAGGTAAAAATAAGCATCGGAACTGACCATGCCTCGGAATCCAATCCAGTCATAATTGCGTCTGGAACAGCGACAATTCCACATAACTCGGATGGAAGTAAGATAATATCGGCATCATTTAGTGTTGTGTACAAGTGGGATCCCAACAAGTCATGGTCAGCGTCAGGATCAATGGCATTAACGCAGATTCCGAGAGCTTCGTGGCCATCATGCATAACGCGTCCTGGCACCACGGAAGACATTGGAAAAATGGGAAGCGGAATCTATATATATACGAACCGTGCGTCATCAAGCTTTGTGCATGTTGTGAGATATACATGGGGAACGTTATCGGGAACGATTGCCACTGATGTAGGCGACAGTTGCAAATGGGTGATTCCATATGATTTTGCAAGTCAGATTCCGAACCAATCGTTTGGTTGGGGAACGATTTACTGTGATACTTACCTTGATGGTGTACTAATCGGTACACAAAGTGTAGGGTTTAAGGCATCCGTTCCGTCAACTATGCAGCCAAAATGTACAGTGGAAACAGCAAAGGTTCGTACATCGGGACCAGAAGCATATGTACAGGGAATAGATCAGCTGGCTGTAACCATTACGGCATCAGGTCAATATGGGGCGTCAATCGCCTCAATTAGTACAAAAATAGATGGGGCAACTTATACTGGATCGACATTCACAACATCAATTATTAACTCTTCCGGATCAGTCGAAATGATAGTGACAGTTACGGACAGCCGAGGACAAAAGTTGACATTAGCTGCAAGGGTAAGATTCCAGGCGTATACTCCACCTCAAGTTACTGCATCGGCATATAGATGCACAGAATCTGGAACATATGATACCAAAGGAGCTTATATTCGTATTGATGGTAATGGCAGCCTAAGCACATTGGGGAATCAGAATGAAAAAGGGTATATAGTCTACTGGAAGAAAACATCGGAGTCAGCCTGGCAAAGTAAGTTGATAACAATGGAGTCATATACGCTGACAGATAGCACAATAATTCCAACAGATGTGAACTCCGGATATAATGTTTGCGTCCGGTTGCAGGACAGCTTCTTGCATGTTGATTATTACACACCGGATGTTATATCCGCTTTTGCGTTCATTGATATACTGATGGCCAGTGATACCGATGATACGAAAAGAGGAATGGCGATTGGAAAAATAGCAGAGTTAGAAGAGACGGTTGATCTGGGATGGAAGTTAGTTGTGCGGAAAGGAATCCATACAGATGACTGGATGGAATGCCAGTCACTATACGTCAATAATGGGGTTGAGATGTATCATGCAACGCCATACATTGATTTCCATTTCAATCAGTCAACGGCAGATTATACCGCCAGACTGATCGAGATGTCGAAGGGGGTAATCACTGCAATTAACTCTATTTCTTCTGGATCGGACAGACGGTTAAAAAAAGGAATCAAAGCAATTGATGATCGGTATATGCAGCTGATCGAAGCATTAGCACCCAAGCTATACCGGTATAAAAAAGCAGATGGGCACCTAAGCGCAGGATTGATTGCACAGGATGTCCTGCAAGCAGAACGGCAATGCGGATTAGATGATTCAGTGCTTGTCCGCGGCACAGGGCGTTATATCCCGGATCCCAAAGATCCAAGCAAGAAGATTGTAGATTATTTCAGCATTGATTATAATTGCCTGACGGTCCTGCAATTGCAATATTTTTTGCGCCGGTGCAAGAGTTTAGAGGACCGTATCATCAATATGGAAAAAGATATGGCGGCATTAAAAAAAGAGAAAGAAGAGTAATTTGAGCAAAATGCAGCAGGAGGAAAAATGGTAACAATGGTAACAGCAAAATTTCAAGAAAATTATAGCTTTGCGGCGGCCTATGGACTATGGCAATACAACTATGGTGACACACTGCGCATCGAAGGGCTAAAACTTCCGCCTGCAACGGAGATTCATTTCTCTTTGCAGGAGACTGGAGGAGAATCAGAGACGCGAGTAGGAGTTACAAAAGATGGAGCCACAGAGGTGTGTATTCCAGATGCGATGCTGGAGAATGAAGACACCACCATCGACTATGCTATCTACGCTTACATATATCTTACTGATGATGTATCAGGTCGGACGGTGTACAAAATCAAGATGCCTGTGAAGTCGCGTCCCAAACCATCAGATTTCGGCAGCAGGGACTCACAAGAACTTTTTCGCGAAGCGATTCAAGCCGTGAATGATGCAGCTGCACAGTCTGAGGCATCCGCCACGCTGGCACAGTCCTATGCCGTGGGTGGCACAGATACTCGTGAGGGCGAAGATACAGATAATGCCAAGTACTACGCAGGCCAGGCAGCAGATAGCCTAAAGGGCGTGTCTGGTGCGGTTGAGGAAGGCAAAAAAGGCATTGATCGGTACATTAAGGGAAAAGAAGCCGAGCTAAAAGGTGAGACTGGCAATGTGAATTTTGCGGCATTTGCCGTTGAGAATGGGCGGCTGAAAATGTACAGCGACCCATCAGTAGACAAGGTATGCTTCAAACGTAGGGGAAGCCGTCTGGCATACCGCTTACAAATCAAGTAACAACAGGAGGGAAAGAAGGAAAGATGGAGACAGAAAACCGATACATCGAGACTGATCTGGGAAACGTCGCACCAAATCCCAGAGGCGACTATAGTGTAGAAGCGACATATGAGTATCTTGACCTTGTAGTATATCAAGGCGGATCTTATCTGTGCATTGCAGATACATCAAAAGGCGTGGCACCAGAGTCGGGAAAGACTACAGCAGCTTGGCAGGTGCTGACACTTCCAGGAGATCTCACACCGGAATATGTGGCAATGCATGATGATGTAGTCAACAAGGCAGCGTCTGCGGCTGAGGACGCTGCCAGCACGGCGGCCGATCGGGCAGCAGTTGCCGATATGAAAGAAGATGTGGAACAGCTCCAGAGGGAGGTAACAGAAAGTACAGCATCCGCCAAAGCTGACAAGGAATCTGCTGCTGGATATGCAGCGGCGGCAGAAGCATCACGAAAGGCAGCCGCCGAGGCAGAAGCCAATGTAGTGGCACAGGTGACTGGCTTTGATGAGCATGTTACCGAAAAGACCGAAGAGGCAGCCACTACAATCACTAATGAGAGAACCAGAGCAATACAGGCGGTTGACAGCGCAACACAGGCGGCAAAAAGTGCAGCATCATCAGCTGCTGACTCTGCCAGTATAGCAACACAGGCAGCCAGTACAGCCACCAGTAAGGCTACGGCGGCTTTGGCGGCGAGCAAAACAGCCACATCAGCAGCGAGCGAAACTGTGAAAACAGCTAAGGCAGCACAAGAGGATATTGCAACTGCCAAAAGTAATGCGATCAAGGCGGTACAGGACGCAGCAGTAGAAGAAAAGAAAGCAGCTGCGGCAAGTGCTGAAAATGCTGCCACATCAGCTGAAAGTGCAAAGACTTCTGCTGACAATGCGGCCCAATCTGCAAAAAGCGTGGAGGATGCATCAAAGCAGATCGAGCAGAATAAAAAGGATGTTGCTTCGCTAAAGGAAGATTTAGACAACAAAATTACAAAATTCTATGCATCGAATCAGGGTGAAATTTACATCACTGATTCCGACAATGGCAAGATTCAAGATATGATGATATATGGCAAATCATCACAGAGTGGAACACCAACGCCAGAGAATCCAGTTGAGATTAAGAGCGTTGTGAATCCAACAGTGAAGGTTTGTGGGAAGAACCTGTGGAATCCAATACTAGGGGGATATATAAATGGCATTGATGGATCAATAACAGAAACTCTAAAAACACAAATCGCCGTAACAGATTTTATAAAAACAAGTGGAAAAGATATTACTGTTATAGCACGCAATTTTAGTTCGGCAATTGAAACCAGTTATGCATATAGAATTGGATTTTATAATGCAGAAAAAAAGTGGATAAAAAATATCATGCCTTCAGACGGAAACAAATATAGCATAAATATATTTAATATAACAGGTACAGAATATATTAGAGTGTCAGCCCCGCATGGTATATACGATACAATTCAAATTGAAAAAGGTTCGGAAGCCACCCCTTACGAGCCATACACCGAGCAATCCGTCCAGCTCCCCTACACTCTCAACGCCATCCCAGTAACATCTGGCGGCAATGTAACGATTGACGGTCAACAGTATATTGCGGATTATGTGAATGTGGAGCGTGGGAAGTTGGTAAAGATGGTTGATTCTTCTAAGTTAGATAATACACAATCTATTGTAAACAAAACCGAATGGTTATTAGCAGAACCACAAGAAATTGATTTAACACAGGAAGAAGTACAGACACTTAAAACACTTGCAACATATTATCCAACTACAAACATATTTATCAATTCCGAACAGCTTGACGGATATACAGTATTCAACTATCCAATTTCGATGCAAAATGGTTGGAATTATGTGAAACAGCAACTCAACGACAATCGTGATTACATCTATGATATGGATTTACAATCCGCAGAAGCCTATGTAAACAGCGAATATGCAGTAGCATTAACAGAATTGGAGGTATGATTATGTTATATAGAACATTATTAAAACTTAAAGAAAGAAACGGTCTGACAGACGATTTAAAGAATAAGATTGATATTTTCTTCGCAACGGGCAGGATTACCGAGGAACAGTATAATGAGTTGATGGATATTAATAAGGAAGAAGAACCGAAAGCGGAAACTACTTAACCAAAGAGAACAATTGTTGAAATTAGTAAGATACTGGGTCATAGTCAAGTAGAGACAACAATGCAGTATATTACAGTAGATCAGGATTCGATTAAGCTTAATCATCGAAACTGTGTAATTTAGTTAAAATAAGGAGTACCGTGGGTAAAATGCCCACGGTATTTTTATTAGGAGAAAATATGATTTATATTAGAGCAGCCCCATCAGGGGTTATTTTTTGCTGTAAGATTAGATTCGAAACAGAAAGGAAGGATAAAAAGTCATGAAAATATTAGATACATATAATGCAGCTGCAGGTGCAGTGATCGCAGTTCTCAGCTATGTCTTCGGAGAGCATTGGGCATTATTCGCCCTGTTTTTAGCATTCAACGCTGCTGATTGGATTACAGGTTGGATGAAATCAAGGATGGCTCACAAGGAAAGCTCTTCCGCAGGGTGGAAGGGAGTCTTAAAAAAGCTTGGCTATTGGCTGATGATCGCGGTGGCTTTTGGCGCGTCAGCTGTTTTTGTCGAGATCGGCACGACACTTGGCATCAATTTGGAGATCACAGTTTTGCTTGGTTGGTTTGTTCTGGCCTCATTGATCGTTAATGAGATCCGATCAATTTTGGAAAATTTTGTAGAAATGGGGTATAAGGTACCTCGCATTTTAACCAAAGGTCTCGAAGTTGCGGACAAGGCAATCAACCAAAGTCAGGATGATGAATAATATTTTTTATGGGAGGGCTTCGGCCTTCCCTTTTTGCGCCGGCGCAAGAAAGGGAAAAATGACAACATCAGAACTAATAAAAATTGCAAAAGTAATCTATGCAGAAGGTGGCATCTTTTCAGGGAAGAATCAAAACGCATTGCTGGCAATCGCCCAGTGCATTCACGATTTGCTCCCTAATTATGATAACCTAGATTGCTGCCTAAAAGCAGCATTTACAAAGCCAACCGATCAGTACGATCCAGAATGTTTGCAGGCAGTCAGAGATGTTTTCGAGTCGGGCAAGCGTCGATTCCAAGATGCGGAGATCCTGCAATTCAGAAGCTTCACGAAGTACTCCGATGGAAACGGACAGCCAGATAGAGAAAAACTGGCAGATCTGTTTGCAACTTATGACTATTTGGGCAGTGACTCCATATCAAAAGAATGGGGGCATTTCTATTTCGGAAAGAAAAAGGAGAAGAATATGAGTTTTCGATTATTAGTAATGGCTGGACACGGCAGAAATTCCGACGGATCATGGGATCCAGGAGCAGTAGGAAACGGATATCAGGAGGCGAATCTTACGCGCGAACTGAGAGATTTGATCAAGGCTGCAGCTGATCGGGCAGGTGTGCCGTGTGATGTCGCGCCAGATCGCAACCACTATTCGTATTTTAAACATGGCGGTCAGTACGACTTTACACCATACACCTATGTACTTGAGGTTCATTTCAATGCATCTGCCACTGCTGATTTCGCTGGTGACGGCAAGATGAAAGGTTCCATGGTCTACATTGATAAATCCGAGACAGGTCACTCTGTTGAAGATGCGATCCTGTTCAACCTGTACTCGTTGGGAAGCTGCCAGGCATGGGATGGTGTAGTAGTTGCTCAGAGACAGTGGCCATCTGGATTGATGGTACAGAGCCGTGTTCGCGCTCAGGGTGTATCGCACGCCGTATTGGAAACCTGCTTTATTAGCGATTGGGATGACGTGAGCTGGTATCTGGCAAACAAAACTAAGATTGCAAGCGCAATCGTTGCAGGTATTCAGCAGGGCTTTGGACTTAATTATACACCGTCAACTAAGCCATATATGGTAAAGGTAACACCAGAAACTATTCCTGGCAAAGCTTTAAACATACGTCAGTGGCCAAGCACTAACGCGCCAATCACTGGGCAGATCCGAGAGACGATGTCGCTGACCATCATAGAGGAAGCCTCTGGTAAAGGTGCGAAACGTTGGGGCAAGCTTAAGTCTGGCGCAGGATGGATCAGCCTTGATTATGTGACCAAAGGTAAGTGA